CGTCACAAAATGCACTGGCGTTTTCTGCGCGGCAACTGACGCTTGTAGCATCCCATAACCTTCACCAAATCTAAAAACACTTGATACACCTTGCCCTGGCATTGCCCCAACACGCTCAATGATGGCATATCTATCTGACGTTTCTGGTTCAAGAATGTCTATTAAAGCATGACAATCTATAATATTTTTACCTGCATGGTTTAACATTATAGGCATATCATGCATCTCTAGTTTCTTTGTTTTTGGCCAATAAATAGCGATAGCTCCGCTATAACCAGGATCAATACCAAATATTGAAAGCATGTTAATTTTCCTATTTTGGGTCCATATCTAAAACTAAACCATGACCGACAGATATGGCAGACAAATCTCTCTTAGGTAAAATTACCTCAACGCCTTGTTTGCTCGCTTGCATTAGCGCTGCCATACGGACAAATGCCGAAAATGATAAACCACTTTTATGAGCAGCTTCACTAATTGCTACCTCATGGTTTTCATCAAAACTTATTAATCTTTTCTTATCCATAATATTCTCCATAAATATAATATTATTTATATATATAAATAATATATTAGCAACATACTAATTGCTGTTTTCTACCATTTTTATTCTTTTACCTATCCAACGCATTACTGGAACTGCCATAGAATTACCCATAGCTTTATATCTATGACCATTAGGGCAATCATCAGGCTCTTTGCCGCGCCAAGATATTTTAGTGTAATCATCTGGAAATCCCTGCAATCTTTCAACTTCTCTTGGAGTGAGCCTTCTAACTACATGGTCGTAAACTAACGGCTTTGTTTCCCAATCTGCGCCGCCCATACCATATGATGCAGTGATGGTATTTACATGAGATTGCTTTGTCATTGCTACAGCGTGAACATCTGTTGCAGTTTGACATGGTGAAAGCTCTACAAAAGGTTCTACTTGGTTGCCGCCATTCTCAGGCTTTCTTCCAATCCAATTCCCAGGCAATGCATAAGTTATAAGATCAGTTGCATCCTTATGATCTCTGGCTTTGACTGTACTTGCAGTATCATCTTGTATGTAATCCCCAAAGCCTCTCATTCTTGCAGGAACTAAACCAGAGCCCCTTGCGCCAAATATCTCCTGGTTACTTGCCCCAATACCGCCAGAACCTTTGGCGGATTGAGATAGCGTTGGGTGGGGAAAATCCCCATCCCAATGCGAACCTGTCTTTCTTGCGGTAACTAAAGCGTCTGTCTCTACTCTGGAGTTTCCCGTACGACTGAAAGGAGGGCCGACTGTAACTGTTGGGGCAATTCTTTCCCCCTTTTCTCTGCTCGGTGGAGTATCCCCAGACATGCTTTCTGGCTCAAATAAAACACTTGCGGCACTTCGCCAATCTCCAAGACATCCGACAACGAACACACGTCGGCGTCTTTGTGGAACTCCGAAGTATTGAGCGTCCAACACTCTGTAGGCGAACCCATACCCGATTTCCCCCAACGCCCCGATGAAGGTTGCAAAATCCCTTCCGCCGTTACTTGACAAGACACCGGGGACATTTTCCCAGACAAGCCATTTGGGCTTAAATCGTTCAGCCATTGCAAGATAGGTGAGCATAAGGTTTCCTCTTGGGTCTGATAATCCTTTTCTAAGCCCGGCGACGCTGAAGCTTTGGCATGGCGTCCCACCAACGAGAAGCTCAATTGTTTTGTCATTATTCCACTCCTTAAATTTTGTCATGTCTCCATGATTTGTTATATTTGGATAGTGATGCTTTAGCACCTCAGAAGGAAATGCATCCACTTCACTAAACCATTGCGGTTCAAAGCCTAAGTCATGCCAGGCTACAGTGGCAGCTTCTACTCCAGAACAAACTGACCCATACTTCATTCGTCAGTCTCCTTTTTAAAATAAACATGGCGTATTGTTTTTTTGCCCTGCAAAGACCCAATGAAAGGTAATTGATTTTCTGAAACTCTGTCCACAAGGCCATGATTATAAAGAATATTTAATTGTGGAGCAACGAGCGAGACGCTCAAACCAGTATTCCTGGCGATCATTGATGTAGTGTACCTACCGCCGCGATTTACTGATCTAAGTATACGTCCATGATTTTTATTCTCAGAATTTTCCAAAAACTTCTCAGTTTTACGAGCGACGTTCTTATTAGCAGTTGACGTTGATAAATTATGCGCCTTTCTGCCTACATACAAATCCTTTCTCAAGCCTAACCTGATTTGCTCTTTTTCAAATTTTTGTAAATCATAAGAATAAATTATCTCACGCCAATTTGACCTGTCAGTGCTTCTTAATCTTTTTTCGAGTTGATCGGTATTTTTTGGTGGCTTTTTAGCTTCATCTGCAATTTCTCCAACAAATCCTGTTGCTCCTGGAGAAACCATTTGTAATATTTCCGATCCCTGTATGGGTCGGGGTTCTTCATGTCTTCTATCATTAACCTGTTCATTTTTAATGCCCTGGTTGTCATTTGATACGCTTCTGAAACTTTCATTATTATCTCCATTCATTTTGTTTTCCTCATAATAAAGTGACCTTTATTATCTAATGCAGGTATTATTTCCCGCTGTTTGCTTTGTAGGCGATTAATCCTTTTATTAAAAACATCATTTAGAATATTTTCTAAATGTTGTTTTGTGAGCAGCTCTTTCTCACAATTAATATAGCCATTCCATTTTTGCTTGTTCAATTTTTCAATTCCTTTCAACGATTTTTTCATTTTATTATATAAAAATTTCAATCCGATTGTACGATTTTTTGATTTTATTTAATAAAAATTTCAATCCGATTTTACGATTTTTTCATTTTATTTAATTTTTATTGCATTCTCCTTATCCTGCCATGATTTTTAAAATTTTTTTGATTTTTTTTATTTTTTTGGTCGAATTTTTGGTTTTATTTTTGGTAAACTTGAAAAATCCGTTTCAATACATTGACCCATACTGTCAGGATATTTTTCATAAATTTTATAATATGCATCTGGCAATGCATCGCCGCAAAGGTAAGCGTTTTTATATAAAGTTTTATCTTGTATTTCGACACCGCTTATAACGTATGTTAAGACTAAAAAAGTATAGAACATTTTATTCACCCCTAAAAAAAGCCTTACTTGCAAATCAATGCAAGCAAGGCGTTTGTTTAATATTCAATGACCGCTAAATCATCTAATTCTAAATAATCCACAATTTCCAATTCTCTTAATGGATAAAAACGCATTTTTTCGCCGTTATAGTCAATGATTGGTTTACCTTCATCATCAACAATATTTAAAACAATTTCATCAACTTGAATTTTCCAATCATTAGCAATTGCAAGTGAAAGCCAAGGTTCATTCTTTACGAGATTATTTTTCATTTTTTAAATACTCCAACGTATCCTTAACTTTATATAAGCATAATATTCCAATGCTTAATTTTTTTAAATTATCGCCGTGATATTCTAAATCCCGCCAATCAGGCATATCTTCCGAAGTTTCAATTTCAGTAAGGCTTTTTATTTCGTCGCCTAAACCTTCAAATTGTTCATCAATATAATTAGAGATTAAGTATTCAATAAAATTTAATTGCTCACTGTTAACAACCAAATTATACGTGTCATTTTTTTTAGCTTTATTATCGTGTAAAGCCTTATCCATCATTTTTTTGTGCATATCATTTTTCATTTTCATTCTCCTTTTTATCTTCTTTATTTTGTGCACGATCCCAAGCAACGCAGAATTGTTTCATCCATAAATTTTGATTATCATTTAAAATATTTGGGTCGCTTAAATATTCCATTGCATCAACGCATTCAATATTCTGATCAATGCAATATTTTAAATAAATTCTTGTCAAATAATTCGTATTAATCCCATAATATTCAAAAGGGCAAACGGCAAAGCGTCCCGTTTCATCACTAAAAGGATCAGTAATCCATACGCCTTCATGCTCAAATTCTAAAAACTTATAGCTTTTTGCAAATGTAATCACTTCTTGGAAATCATTTGTTTCTAATAAATTTTGATCATCGCATTCGTCTAAATGATTATAGCCATCTGAATTTGTAACCATAAAACGCGGTGCTAATTTATCGGTGTAACCATAAATATTTTTAGAATTTTGAGCGCGAATTTTTTTGCAATGACTATCAACCCAAATGTGCAAGCCATTTACTTGGAAGCTTGCCAATTCGTCATTGTTATAGCTAGTGCACGCCCAATCATTAGGGATTTTTAAATCATCAATATAATTATCAAATCTCATAGCGTTGCTTTTCTATCGATAATCATACCATCAACAAAATCTAAAGTTTCACCTTTAGGCGTATCAACAAACCAATCATAATTTTTTTGATAAACACCAAAACCCAAATCAAATTGGTTGCTTGTTTGGTTCATTTTTCTTTTGGTGGTGGTTGTTTCAAATCCACCGCTTCGCAATTGAATGCAATTTTCATCCCAAAAGACCACTGTAGTATTAACGTAAACAACTTGACCCTTGTTATTATTGCCTTGGAAAGTTGTTCTATAATTACTTAATTTATCCATTCTTGGCATTGTCTCTTTCTCCTTTTTCAACAATATCTTTAATTTATACATATTATACATATAGTCAATATATATATAACATATATAATATTTGACAGTAATTAAATAAAAGTGTAAAAAGATAAGTATAGGAAAAGGAGAATAAAAAATGACTAATTCAAAACTAAAACGCATTAAGCGCCGCCGCCAAATGAGAAATGAAATATTGTTAATGGGTTTATATGACTTTGCAACTTTGGCACTTTTCGCTGCATCAATGATTGCAACTGTCTTTATTATTGCGGGGCATATGGCATGATAAAAGATGAAGAATTAAAAATGACAACTAAAGAAGTTGTAAATTGGTTTGGCAATCGCGGTCATTGTTTAGAGAAGTTTAGCGGTTTAAAATTTAAAGCCGTTACTAAGCAAGGTTTATATCAAAATGAAAATTGGTTGTTTATACTTGATGACTGTTTTGAATATGAAGGTAGCGACGAAATTGAAGCTTACTTTTTAGACAGTGATTATTGCGAACCATACGACGCATTTAATGCAAAGGGTTTCGATTGGTCTATTGATAACTTACTTAATAAAGTTGAAGGGTATGTATAAAATGGATAATGAAACAAAATTTATTGAATTTTTACAAGCCGCCAGAAAGCCAAATGATAAAGATTGTTTGGCGTCTGATTTTTTAAGACACATAATAAAAGAGCCGCAATTTTACGCGGCTTTTGAGCATTACACTTATCAAATGATCAGACGCGGTAGGGATTTTTGTTCCCCTTGGATGGTTGCCAATCGTGTCAGATGGGAAAGCCATTTAAAAACAGATGAAAAATATAAAGTGCGAAATGATTATATTGCGCTTTATGCAAGGTTATTTATGGCGCGTAATATTCAACACCATAATTTCTTTAAAACTAAACCGATGAAAAGGATTAAAGGCTTATGATTGATAAACTTTTAGAAATACATGAAGATCAAAAAGATTATATTGAAAGCTTACATTATAATTTAAACTTTATAATCGGAGAATTGGAACACTTGCAAAGGATTTCCAACCCTTCGGGCTTTCAAAAGATGGTTTTGAGCCAAAGGGAATTAAATGCGATTAAAGTTGCAAAAAATAAACTATTAGAAATTTGGAGGGCGTAAAATGTCAAAAGAAAAAAAGCAAATGGTTGAATTGTCAGATGAAGAATACAAAAGCCACGAAATGAGAAAGGAATTTTTTGAAGATCGTGAAAACGATATGAAGAAAAATGAAGCTCTATTGCAATCAATGACAACTGGGCAAAGGGAAGCAATTGAAGACACAATCCAAGCCTTGGATGATGCTTTGCGAATGATAACAGAATGCAATGATTTATATTTAACTCAAATAAGCAAATTGCATGAAAGCTTTTATGCATTGCAAAATAATTTTAGGGTTAAGCAATGATTAGCGGCGGTTATGATGATAGGTGTTTAGATTTGGTTTGGGATGCTTTGCACGAATGGCAATTAGTTGCATTAAACAGATTAAGCCAAGAAAAGCATGATGAAAAATGGGATGAAATATGTTTAGCAATGGCTTGGATTGAGGAAGAATTGCCAGATGTTAATTATGTAGGGACATACCATAAATCCAAATAGTATAAATATAATAACGATAAGATAAGCCGCCTTTATGGTGGCTTTTCTTTTGTCTTATTCACTTATTCGGACAATAGCCAAATATTATTAAATATATTTAACTCTGTTAAATATATTTAATAATATGAGCTTGTAAAGGATTTGCATGAAATTAATTAAAAAGGAATTATAATTAATTAAACATAAGCCCGCTTTGGTGGCTAATCTATTGATTAATATTGTTTAGCATTTGTTAAGCATTGTTAAGCAAAAGAGCGAAGGCAAGAGCAGGAAAAATCAATGTCTATATATGGCTGCCTATTATTGATAGGGATTATTTAGGGTGTATTAAATGTGCAAAAACAGAGACACCGACAACCACACGCGAGCGCGTGCGCGTAATTCATTTGCTAAATATTGTCAACATATTGCAAAAAATAGTAGGGTAGGGGGGTACTTGAATACCCCAAACGATATGCATAATGGCCGATAATATGTATTATGTTAACTTTCAACATTATTTGTATTCGGATTTTTTTGACCCCCCCGCCCAATAAAATATAGGGGGTAGCTCTGTTTTGCACCTTTTCACATACCGAATTGCCCCCCTGCACCCCCCTTGCATTACAACCCCATATTAGCGTAAAATTTAAAAAAAATGGAGTTGAGCAAATGGCAGGTAAGCCGTTAAAGAAGCGTATATTAGATGAAATCAAACAAAAGGGTGGCGCAGATTATCTTTTTGAGCAAATAGCGTCTGGCAAAACTATGACGCAGTTGGCCAAGCAGTATGGCTGCAATAGGCAATATTTTAGCACATCGATAAATACTATACCTGATTATGCAAAGGCATTGGTAAGAGCCAGGCAGGAAGCGGCAGATGCTTTGGTCGAGCAAGGTTTGGAAATGGTTGACGATTTGGACGGGAGCAGTAGCAATAGTGAAATATTAGCTACACGCGAAAAAGTGCAATGGCGTAAATTTATGGCGGGATCGTATAACCAGGAGAGATACGGAAATAGACCCCAGACGAATGTAAACATTTCGATAGGTGATATGCATCTTGATGCTTTACGCAAATTTAATTCCGATGTGGCGGCAAATAAAACAAAGACGATTGATGTAGATTATGAGGATGTAACCGATGAGTGAAAATCCGTTAACAGAGTTTGTAATGCGGTACCGGGACAATCCTGTATTATTTGTTAAAGAGGTGCTTGGCGCTACGCCATATGATTACCAGGCAGAGTTTCTTGATGCTATTGCTAATGGTGAGCGTAAAATGTCAGTGCGTTCTGGACACGGCACTGGTAAGTCAACGTCTGCATCCTGGGCAATGTTATGGTACGTTTTATTGCGCTTCCCTAATAAAATTGTTGTTACTGCGCCAACTTCTAGTCAGTTGTTTGACGCATTGTTTGCCGAGCTCAAGCGTTGGGTGAACGAGTTACCGCCTCACTTGCACCAATTGTTGGTTGTAAAGTCAGATCGTGTTGAATTATCGTCCGCAGCGTCAGAAGCGTTTATCTCCGCTAGAACTTCTCGCGCTGAAACGCCAGAAGCCCTAGCTGGTGTGCACTCAGAAAATGTTTTGTTAGTTGTAGATGAGGCGTCGGGTGTACCAGAAAAAGTGTTTGAAGCTGCGGCAGGGTCAATGTCTGGCCACAGTGCAACGACAATTTTGCTATCTAACCCTACACGATCATCAGGTACATTTTACGAAAGCCAAACACGTATGGCAAAGTCCTGGTGGACGCGGCGTTGGTCATGTGTTGATAGCCCGCTTGTTTCTGATGAATTTGTTGATGAAATGCGTGAAAGATACGGCGAAGACAGCAATGCTTTTCGGATTCGTGTATTAGGCGAGTTTCCGTTAGCTGATGATGATACGATTATTCCGTTTCATATAGCAGAAAGCGCAATACATAGAGATATTGAGATTACACCTGATATAAAGCCAATTTGGGGCTTAGATGTTGCGCGGTTTGGTACAGATAAGACTGCATTGTGTAAAAGATATGGCAATGTTGTTACAGAAATCCGAGCCTGGCAAGGGCTCGATCTTATGCAAACTGTTGGTCGTGTCATGGCAGAATACGAAAGTTTATCGCCAAGCGTGCGCCCAAGTGAAATACTCGTTGATAGTATTGGTGTTGGCGGGGGTGTTGTGGATAGATTACGTGAATTAGGCGCACCAGTGCGCGGTGTTAATGTAAGTGAAGCGCCTGCTATGGGTCATACATATATGAATTTACGCAGCGAATTATGGTTTAAGGCAAAGGGTTGGTTGGAAGATAGGTCATGCAAACTGCCCAAAGACGATCAATTATTGGCGGAATTAACTGCAATTCGGTATTCTTTTACATCATCAGGCAAAATGAAGGCGGAAAGTAAGGACGAAATGCGTAAAAGAGGCTTAAAATCGCCCGATTTAGCCGATGCTTTGTGTTTAACTATGGCTTCGGACGCAGCTACGGCATTATCAGGCTCAATTTCCACCTGGAAACGGCCAATTAAGAGAAATTTAAAAGGAATTGCATGAAAAAAAATAAATTTGTTCATTTATCTCCGAAAATGAAAAATTTAGTAATGGCTAAGTGGATAAAATACTACGTTAGCAAGGGTTTATCCTTAGAAGATGCACAATATGCTGCCGAATGGCGGTCTGGAAGGTGGAAATTATCAGATAGGATGCGTATGGTTCTGGATAAAGTAGATAAATTGTGATAAAGTGTAAAAAATTAAGCAAAAAAAGGTCAAAATATGGCTCAGAATAACTTTTTAAGTTTCCTTAACTCCCTAGACAGGGGAGCAAGCGACAGAAATAGCATAACTGAATTTTTAGCCAATATTTTAACGCCTGGCGACAACATGGAATACGTTGGTGGCCAATTATTAGGTGCGGATGGCAAAAGGCCAGAGAATTTTGGCGAAAAAACCAGTTACGGCACGTTAGGGCAAGCTAATTTTGAGGGAAATGACCGAGTTAAGCGCGGATTATTGTCAAAAATGACTTCTGGCATGTCAGATATGAATAAAGTACGTCCAGATGCGTTAGATTTACCAGGGAAAAGCTATTCCCCAAACATGCGTCCTGATGCGTTAGATATGCCATCTACAAGCTACTCCCCAAACATGCGCCCTGATGCTTTAGACATGCCAATGACAAGTTATGCACCAAATATGCGTCCAGATGCGTTAGATATAGCTCCAATAGATTATTCTCCAAGAACTAGGCCTGACGCATTAAATTTACCAGTAACAAGCTATTCCCCAAACATGCGTCCTGATGCGTTAGATATGCCTGGTACAAGTTATTCTCCTAATATGCGTCCAGATGCATTAGATATAGCTGGAACAAGCTCTGACCCCGCATTTGATAAATTTTTTGAAAAAATAACAGGGGATTCATTTTATTTGCCCATATTAGACGCAATGACAACAGGCAGAGAAGGCTCGGCAAAGGAAAATTTAAAATATTTTTATTACAACACTGACCCACAAGTATTAACAGAGTTAGGTTTAATGTAATGTCAATTACGACGTATGCAGAATTAAAATCAAATATAACTGATTTTTTAAACAGGGATGATTTAGATACAATATCTCCTACTTTTATATCGCTTGTTGAAGCTGATATGAATAGGAATATACGTCATTGGAAGATGGAAGCGCGGTCAACGGCTGAAATTGATACAAAATATAGCGCAATACCTGCGGATTTGCTTGAGCCTATTAGATTTCATGTAACAAGCGGCGATACAAACCCACTTGAGTTGATTTCTCAATCGCAGCTACTATCACGACAAGCTCAAAGTCTAAATACATCAGGAAAACCAAGATATTACGCTTTAACTGCGGGTGAATTACAGGTGCACCCAGCGCCAGATGGCGTTTACGATGCAGAATTATATTATTATCAGAAAATTCCTGCATTATCTGACAGTAATACAACTAATTGGCTTCTGGACGAATATCCAGATGCTTATTTGTATGGAGCTTTGGTACACTCAGCCCCATATTTAAAAGAAGACGCTCGAATTACTACTTGGGCGGCTTTGTATCAAAGCGCTGTTGACGCTATAAACGCTGTCAGCGATCAAACTAAATACGGCGGCTCTGGTCGTCGTCTAAAAATAAGGGCATATTAAAATGAGTTTTTCTAATGAATTTGAAACAAGAGTATTAAACTATGTGTTTACTACATCATCTGTAACAAGGCCGACAACATGGCGTGTTGCGTTATATACTGGAGCGCCAAGCGATACTGGCGGCGGCACTGAAGTATCTGGTGGTGCATATGCACGTCAGGCTGTAACATTTTCTGTTTCTGGCAACACAGCTACTAATTCTGGCGCTGTTGAATACCCTACAGCCACAGCAGGCTATGGAACAGTAACGCACGTTGGAGTATTTGATGCGACAACAGGCGGCAACTTAATTGCATACGCGGCATTATCTGCGTCTAAAGCTATTGCTACAGGCGACGTATTCCGCATCCCTGCTGGTGATCTAGATATTACTTTAGAGTAAATTAAATGACAGTTTACCGAGGCGGCTACGGCTACAGTCTATATGGCGAACATACATTCGGTTTTGATGGATCAGTCAAAGACGCCTCAATAACAATTTCACCAGCCGCAAGTGTTTCTGTGGCTGGGAATATAACTGCGCGTGGCACAGCAACAGTATCAGCCACATCAAGCGTAGCCACAACGCCAAATAATATTATAGGCGGAAGCGCCACATCTCAATCCACAACTGTAACAGGTGTTGGATTTAATCGCGTGCGTGGTTCAAGCATATCTGTTGCAACTGTCTCTGCTGTTGTCTCTGAAGCGGCAAGAACTAGGAATGTTTCTGCTACAGTATCAGCGACATCTAGCGTTAGTGCCTCATGTATAAGAAAACGTCTGGCATCTGCTACAGTATCAGCGACATCAAGCGTTAGCACTTCATGTATAAGAAAACGTCTGGCATCTGCTACAGTATCAGCGACATCAAGCGTTAGCGCATCTTCATTGAAGATTTTGCAGTCTAGCTCAACAATTCAGCCTGCATTAAGCGTTTCGGCGGTTGGTGAGAAAGAAAGCGTAGTAAGCGTATTTATAAGCGCTCAATCAGGATTTACAGCTAGTGCTAATAGAGTGCAAAACGCATTATCTAGCTCTGATTGCGTACTAAGTATATCTACACAGCCAAATGTAGAGTTTAACAATAGCGTTACTATACCAACAATAGTTTCAACAGGCGTTGGCTCTAATCGTGTTCGTGGTTCTGCAATATCTGTTTCAACAGTTTCATCTACTGCATCAGCAGGCAAGCGTGTTCGAGTAGCATCTTCAATAACAGCAACTATTTCTTCTGTAATTTCAAGCGCTGAATTAATACAGCAAACATCCGCAACATTACCAGCAAATCTTACAGTTGCGCCTTCTGCTGAAAAAATATTATTAAGCACTTCAACAACTTCCGCCAGCTCATCGGCAACTGCATCTGGATTAAAAATACATCAATCTGGCTCTGCTATATCTACAGCTTTAAGCGGTTCAATAAGTTTTATTAGATTGCAAAGCACTGCGGCTTCTATCCCCTTACTATTGTCAGTTTTTGCAATTGGAGCAAGAACAACATCAGGTAGCAGTATAATAAATTGCGAATTAACTGTGTTTACAAGTGGGTCTATTAGAAAATCAGCTATTTCAACAATAGGCATTACATCTGCATTTACAGCCAGTGCAATTGAGAAATGGGAAGACTTACCAGACGCAACAGAAACATGGCAGACAATACCAAAAGTAACAGAAATATGGACAGCCGCATGATGTTGCAATTGAAGCATTTTTGTGGCACTATTCAGACAGCGCCTAACTTGCGTCTTTCAC